TGAATACATGCCAAGTAATGAATACGCTGAATTCTATAATCGTACTTTTGTTGATCAGTATAGAATTTACTATGATAAAGAGAATGGTGATATTTTTTCAATAACCAACGAATTATCAGATGTACCCTATGAAACAGTTGAAGTTGAATTTAGTACGGTCGAGAGATTTTTAACAGGCAAGGATAATTTTATATTTTTCCGATTAGAATTCGATGAAGAAGATGCTATAAAATTTGTAAACAAAAAAGAAAGCCCTGTTGTATTCAAGAGCAATATTGTAGAGTATATCCGTGTAGTCGAAGATAATACTGCAATGTTACAAGTTACATGGTATCCCGATAGATGGTCATTTATAATTAATAAGGATTTTTTAAATAATACTCGTAGTAAAAGTCTAAATAGCAAAATAAACTTTTTTGTAACTAAGGAAGATAACATCAATTTTTTAATTCGTAGTATTGAAATAAAAATTAAGGATCTAGTAAATCCTGAATCGTTTGATGTAGCTTTTACTACAGACGAAGAAAGTAATATAACTGAAATTGCAATGTTTACATTGCCATTTTTTGAATCATATGGAATGACAATTAATTATGGAACCGATTAAAATTATAGAACAAGACATTATTTTTCTCAGTTATGATGAACCAAACGCTGAAAAGAATTATGCTGACTTATTAAGTAAAGCGCCGTGGGCAAAACGTGTGCATGGTGTCAAAGGTAGTGATGCCGCACACAAAGCCTGTGCTAAATTAAGTGAGACAGAATACTTTGTTACTGTAGATGCAGACAATATCGTTGATCCAAAATTCCTCGAAGTTGAAGTAGATATAGATGCATTAGGACTAACACCTGAACATGTATTTTCCTGGTGCGGAAAAGTCCATGTAAACAATTTAGAATATGGTAATGGCGGCTTGAAAATGTGGACACGTAAATTTGTCAATGAAATGCGTACACATGAAAACAGCGATCCGGAAGATAAGAAAGGCTTAGTTGAGTTCTGTTTTGATAACAAGTATTATCAATTTAATGAAAATTACAGCGAGAGTTTTACTAACGAAACTCCTTTCCAAGCATGGAGGGCAGGATTCCGAGAAGGTGTAAAAATGTCATTAGATCAAGGCGCTAAAGTTGAAAACTTGCGTACTATATGGTGGCAAAATTATCATAGATTGCTTATATGGTCCAGTGTTGGCGCCGATGTTAAAAATGGTATATGGAGTATATTAGGCGCAAGAGAAGGCTGTTATAAAACAAATTGTACAGATTGGGATTATGCTAATGTACGTGATTTCGAGTACCTAACTGATTACTGGAATGAAGAGCATGAAGGTAAAGAACCTGATGTTACCAGTGCTTATATTAATTTCTTAGGTCGAGAATTGCGGGAAAAGTGCAAACTAGAAATTGCGAATCTAGACGGATCAGGAAGCCAGTTTTTTAAAACCGTATATGCAAATACGCCTAGAATTATTAGGAAACGATAATGTACGATATAATTTTTATTAGTTATAATGAACCGAATGCAGATGCAAATTTTGCTCGATTGCAAGCAAGATTTAGTAGTCCTACATTAAAACGTGTACACGGAGTTGACGGTATCCATAATGCACATATAGCGGCCGCAAAAAAAGCGATGACTAAAATGTTTTGGGTAGTTGATGGTGACGCCGAAGTGCTGGATTCTTTCGATTTTAGTTATCAAGTTCCTAATAATGAATTAGATCATGTTCATGTTTGGCGCAGTATTAATCCTATCAACGATTTAGAATACGGGTATGGCGGAGTTAAACTACTACCAAAAAAACTAACAATGAATATGCTTACAGCAAATGTCGATATGACAACTAGCATTAGTAACTTGTTTAAAGCCATGCCAGAAATTAGCAACATTACAAGATTCAATACAGATCCGTTCACCACTTGGCGTAGTGCTTTTAGAGAATGTGTTAAACTATCTAGTAATACTATTGACCGTCAAAATGATGTAGAAACTTTACAACGATTAATTACGTGGTGCAGTTCTGGAGACGATAGAGAATATGGTATTTTTGCTATTGCAGGCGCCTTGGCCGGTAAATCTTACGGAGAAAAAAATGCCTCTAACTTAGAGGCACTTGAGAAAATCAATGACTTTGATTGGTTATTAAAACAGTTTACTTTACAACAAGTTGATCAGCAAGCGGGAAAATAGAAGCTATAACTTTTGCGCAAGCGATAGCAACTTCTTGGTGTTCTTTCTGTGTACCATTAGCACTACGTAATTCAATAAAATGAATCCAACTACGTAGTGTACCGTTCATATACAAACGACTTACAGTAAGACCTTCTGGCAATACTGCACGGGCTTGTTCTTTAGCAATACCATTATCAATAGCCCATTTGTATTCTTTCTTAACAGCATATAATACACGCTTTTGAGCACGTTCCCATTCATAGGCTAACAGCTTTTGCTCTTCGTCGGACATATCAAAATCTACGCTGTTTTGTCTATTCTTGGTGTCCTGGAATCTTGCCTCTCGTAATACGAACGCATCATCAAGCTCTGCCGTTGGGTCAGCGTAACGTTGGGAAAACTCTTGAAAGGAGAAGCTTCGATGTCTAAGAATTTGTCTAGCAATGTCTCGGGTGGTTGTAATTTCCAAGCAAGCTGAGACCATTTCAAGAGGGCTCCAGTGTTGGTGCTTAATAAGATATCTAATGAGCTTTTCGCTGGTTTCTGTGTTGAGTTGATTGCTTGGGTTTGAGACTCTGGCGCAATAGGCAATAAGTTCTTGCGCATCGGCGATTCCCATACTGGCAAATTCATCTGTCGGTTGGCTATAGCTAAGGAGTTTGACATTCATTATAATTTCTTTTTCTTTAAAAATTGGCTACTGGCTTTTTCAATATCCTTACGGACACGGATAGTATCTAACTTAAAGTCTACATTGTCTATAGAATCTTCATAGTTTTTTACAAGCTCACTAAGTTGCTTTTCAAAGACGGACCATCCATCTTTTTTAGCTTCGGCAGTAATTTTAACTTCCCATGTTTTGCCGTCTTTAAAATTAATCAAGACTGTATTTAGATATTTTAACGGTAATACATTTAACTGTATCTCCGAAAATACTTCAGGCCAGCAATCAATGACTTCTTTGGGAAGAGGTTTTCCCGGCGATGTCACTTTGCTTTTTTGGTTGGCGATAGTGTTTCTGCTTTACGACGCATTTCGGCAGCTTCTTTGCTTAACTTATCAGCTTGGCTACGATAAAACTTAGCTTCGGCTTCTGGTGTATCAAATGATGTTGGCTGACTAGTTTGTGTAGACGCTGGAACTTCTTGAACAGTAGCAACATCTTGAACAGTAACCTTTGGATCAGCTGGTTTTGGATCTTGCGCAACAGCTGAACGTAGTGCTAATGCATCAACAGTAGTTCCCATTTGTTCTGCAATAATTTGATTAAGTTCTGACAACAAAACATTAACAACACCGTTTGGAGTCATTGTAATTTGATCTGTTGAAACTTTAACTAATCGTTGCTGAGTATGTAATGCGGCTAGCATAACACTTCCGTCTGGGAAATTGCTACGTGCCATTACTTCACCGAACTCGTTTGCATTTTGACCAGCTTGACTTTCAACTAAATTGATAAGTGCGTCGTGGTATGCATCGGGTAAATTTTCAGTTGGTGCAACTAGACAGTTAAATGCATCTCCTGGCAATGTGCGGAATACTACTACACACTTCTTATTGGTAGCTTTAACTCTACCTACGTGTTTTAAATCGGCCATATTAGGCTCCTTGAGTTGGTTGTGTTTCTGCTGATTTCTGTGCTTCTGCTTGCTTAGTTACAGCATCTAAAAATGCACTTAATTTATTATAAACTTGTCCAACCATCATCATTTCAGCTGGTTTGAAAGCACCACGGCTACTAACAACATCGATAATAGACTTCATAGCACTCAAATCTTGAATACTTAAATCTGCACCTTGCTGTTCAGTTTGTGGTTGTTGTTCTTCTGTTTGTGTTGTTGTATCAGTCATGATATCTCCTTATTAAACTACACACTTAATTATCTCAATTATTTTTGTGGATAGGCAATCTTGAAGAAACTGAGTTCTTTTTCTTGCTCAAATCCTATGCGTGTTATGTATATAATACTATTGTTATGGTCTAAGGTTAGATCTTGGCCAATATAATATCGGCCGTTTAAATTGTCTCTGATCCAGAGATCTAAATTACGTGCTATATTTGGTTTAAAATCGTTTACTGTAGTATATTTAAAATGTGGTGCGGCAAACTCAACCCTTCGTAAATTGAAATAATTTAAAGGATTGGGCTTGCCGTTTTTAATTGCCATTATGCAGTTTCTTTCAATGCTTCGTAGTAAGCTACTTCACCGAACGGCGGAACAATTTTATCATTGCCGTGGATTACAAATACTGTATCGCAGTAGTCTGGATCTCCCCAGCTGTCCCAGGGATAGCCGTCTGTAAACATAATAAACTTTTTAGGCACAATATCATGTTCTTTCATGTAAATCCAGTTAGCATCAAAGTCAGTACCACCACCGCCCATTGGTTCGTACTCGTCAAATTCTTCAATGTTGTATCCATCAAACGATTGTTCGTTATATACCTTAGTATCAAAACACCAAATTTTAATATTGAATTCTCTGTATTCTTCCATAATGCCTTTGATCTCACTCAAGAAATCTTTAGCTTGTGCATCGCTGATACTACCGGAC